CATTGTAAAAGTGCGCGAAATTTTAAAAGAAACAGGAAGCATGCGCGCGGTAGTGGAAAATGTAGATTCGTACCAAGCCTGCCGAATGGGAGAACTCATTTTGAAGCATGCCGAGAGACAACGAAATTTTAAGCCAACCGTGCGATGGTATTGGGGACCGACTGGAAGCGGAAAAACCAAAACCGCTATGGAGGAAACCAAAGATCCATGGATAAGCGCGCGAAATCTAAAGTGGTGGGAAGGATACGACGCACACGCTCATGTTATTATTGACGATTTTAGAAAAGACTTTTGTACATTTCATGAGCTTTTGCGTATATTAGATCGTACGCCGTATAGGCTAGAAGTTAAAGGCGGAAGCCGACAACTTCTCGCCGAGCTTATTATTATAACATCATGCTATCCTCCTGAGAAGGTATACGACACTCGCGAAGATGTAGGCCAACTTTTGCGACGTATAGATGAGGTGAGATATATGGGACCACCTCTTCATCCTTTGGATAAATGGATATAAAAAATTAATTTAATTTAAGTAAAATTTTTTTTTGTATATATATATAATTACAATGCCAAAAAAAGCTTATGCCAAAAAACGACGACCAACAAGACGGCCACATGGTAAGCGTACCAAGCGCGCTTATCGCCGTAGGCCTTATATTTCTAATAATATATCTGGTATGCCGAAGACTCGCCGCGCGATTCTTAGATATACTGAGCATTTGACCAGTATGACTAGCACTACTGGAACTTTAGCCTCATATGTGTTTCGTGCTAATGGATTATATGACCCGAACTATACAAGCACAGGCCACCAACCTATGGGATTTGACCAATGGAGCGCGTTGTATAATCATTATGTTGTGCTAGGTTCTAAAATGACTGTAAAGGTGCTGCCTCAAGAAACAAATGTTTCTCCATGTATTATAGGTACATTTTTAACTGATGGTACTGCTGTGCCGTATACTACACCTGGAAGTTTTATTGAAGCGAAGCGCGGACCGTACAGGTTATTTAAAGCTACTGACCGCGTTGTATCTCTTGTGCAAAAATACAGCTCTAAAAAGCAATTCAACGTTGTGGATGTTAAAGATAACATGGACCGCCTAGGTGCCAATGTAGGTGCCGACCCTACTGAAGAAGCCATGTTTAATATATGGTTTTTTACTATGGACCTCTCAACGGCCTCGCTCAATTTATTTGTGACCATTGATTACATTGTGGAATTCTCTGAACCGAAAGACATGACGACTTCGTAGATATATTATATATCACTATAACTATAAAAAAAAGCATATGCCTTTTTTTTTAAATGGAGAGCGAAGCGGCGGAGCTGCGAAGCAGCGAGCAAGCTGAAGCTCGAACATGAGAATATTTATTTTGTTTTATTTTTTTTTATTTTTTTTTTTCTCTTCTTCATTGATAAATGAAGAGAAAAAAAAAAATTCTCGGAAGTATTAAAAAACTTGGTCGGGGTATAGTATTACCCCCGACCTCTGTAAGGTAACTTTTGTAAGATTTCTGGTACCAGAAATAATTAATTTAATTTAAGTAAAAAATTTACCTTACATATATATAACCTCTGTAAGATGACCACCAAACAAAACCGAGCATATATTTTTACATGGAATAATCCGACTGTGGATTTTTCTTATGACAATTTAGATTGTAAATATATTATAGTAGGAGATGAGACAGCACCAACTACAGGAACGAAACACCACCAAGGATATATACAATTTAAGAATCCTAAAATGTTTGAACCTGTTAAAAAAATGTTGCCTCCTGGTTGCCATATTGAACCTGCGAAAGGAAGCCCACAAAGTAATGTGGAATATTCAAGTAAGGAAAAAATATTTTATGAACGTGGAGAACGGCCGAAAATGGGAAAGCGTAATGACATTGTAAAAGTGCGCGAAATTTTAAAAGAAACAGGAAGCATGCGCGCGGTAGTGGAAAATGTAGATTCGTACCAAGCCTGCCGAATGGGAGAACTCATTTTGAAGCATGCCGAGAGACAA